GAAGACGAAGAGAATGCGATTGCTGACATGATAGAGCAGCAGGTTAATGCATTGATAGAGGATCGTGTATTTGATCGTGAAGGTAGAGCTGCTCTTAGAGATTTAGATTTAGCTGCGGATAGCCCAGAACGCTTCTTCAGAGATGGAGAGTACAGACCTTCAGATGCAGAATTTGATAGTCGGAGTCAACGTCAACGAATTCGCAACAATATGGAGTTTGTTGAGAATGCAATGCGAGAACTTGAAAATGTTCAGGAGTCTGGATCGTTTGGTGAAGATACAGACCCAGATATTGCTCAATGGCTTAATTCTACATTTGAGCTCTTTGATAATGATGGGTCTTTGAGACCAGACGCTGATCGTATTATACAAGAAGGGCTTGAGAAGCTAGAAGAAGCTAACAATGGATTAGAACAAGAGTACTTAGATTCAGGTGGCCGGAGAGTGGTTCGGGCTCCACAAAGTGCGATTGACCGGATAAATGCATTAGAGGGTAGAGAAGGTAGAGCGGCTATCCTTCCACCCGATTACCCTTATTCCCTTATGATGATGGACTTGCAAGATAATTTGTTTGCTTTGCAGAATGGTCCTGCTTATATAAGGAATAGGGCTAAGGAAGCTGTTGCTCGTCTTAAAAACATGAATAGAGATAGGCGTGATCGTAGAAGCATAGGTAGAGAAGGTAGAGCAAGTAGCCTTCCTGAAATAGGTTCTGATCCAGATCTTTGGAGCCGTCATATTGATGAACATGGATTTGATTTTGATCAAATTTCTTTACAAGACCGCTCGGATAGTGAGGTTCAACAACTTCTTGCCGATATTGAGATATTTCAAGACTTAGATGTTAACTTTGATCTTGACGGCAGTGAAATAGATGGCCCAATAGGTAATACCCGTCGTGGTGCTTATGGCAATATACTTCCTAGCCGAACAGGTGATGACCACCCATTAAAGTTTACTTATGATCAGTTATTAGACGACATTAATGGGGGCGACTATCTTGATCAAAACGAGGAGAGCAGGTTTTATTTTGCTGGTATTCCTGTTGACGATTGGAGAGCCGATCTGGAAGCTGAAGTGGCTAGGAGAGGCATAGGTAGAGAAGGTAGAGAAGGTAGAGCTTCACTATATAATGAAAATGTTTTTGCTGAAGATGAAGAATTCTCTAAGCAAACAAACTTAGACAAGATTTATGACGAAGCATTTCAGGCGCTTGACGAAGGAAATGATTTTGAACCTCAAGCTTTAGAACCAGAAGATTTTGAATTTTATAGGAACAACCAAGATCGTTTGTCTGAAGACATTGATGATCTTGTTAGGCTTTTAAGAGGAGAGTATCCTCTCGGCGACTCTGAGTATGCTACGAATCAGGGTTATAATGATGAGCCGTGGGGCGCTGGTGACAGGGCTTATGGCTATGATGATTCTTCAATAGGAACTTTAGCTCCTGAATCTTCGTTTAGTTATGATCTTATGGACCTCATAAGAATACAAGCTATGGTAGATAGAGACAAGGGTAGAGATAGAGACGCAGGCTTAGGTCAGCGTAGGCCAGGAGATGCTGGTTTTCTTGATCCTAATGATGATCGTTTTGTTGATCCTAATAGACCTCGTCTGCCTGGTGAAGACGGTTTTGTTGACTCTGAGAGAAGAGCAGGTAGAGCTAGCCAATCACTTGATGACATCCTACAAAGGACAAGAAGAGACGAAGAGCGTGAAGCAGCAAGAAGAGGAAACGAAGAATTCTTCAGACTGCTAGATACCGCTCTAAATGAAAAACTTAGAAGAAGACGCATGCAAGATGGTGATCGTGAAGGACGTGCATCAATAGAAATGCCCACGAGAGAATCTGTTGAAGCAGCGCTAACTACTGAAGAAAAGGAATTACTAGAAAGTACAGGACCAGGTTCTGCACGTAATTTCTTGAATAGAATTACAAATGATGGCGCTTGGGGTGATAGGGCGTATTCACTTATTGGACCTGATTTTGAAAATAGTGAGTATTTAAAGAATTACTTAGAGGAGAGAAAAGCATTCCTTACAGAAAGTAATGGGGCAAGAGTTGGAGGATTAGAAAGAGCTGAAGCAATAATTAGCCAAGAAAGAGCACAGGCTAAAGCTATGTGGGAAATTGGTCGGGCTCGTGATGCTGCTAAGCAAACAAGGAACCATAGAGCTAAGTTTGATAGAACTGATAGTGCTCTTATGAGAGATGTTTTAAATGTTACAGGTGTTGGCAAACAGGCTCAAGATATTATGGGTCAAGCTTCTGCTGCTTCTGGGCCTCCAGATAGAACTGATGAAATGATAGCTAATTTAGCTAGGAATGTTAGAAGAAGAGATCTGCGTTCTTTTGGTTCTCCTAGAGAATCCTTCCTTGGTTCAAGGAAAGATATTGATGAATTAATAGATAGGCTTGAAAGCAAAAAAGGTGGTTTGAGTGACGACGATAAGAGCAAAGTTGATCAAGCTATTGGGCTACTGGCTGCTGTAAGAGATTCTAATTCTGGTATGTGGAGACGTTCCCCTGAAGGAAATACAAGATTTGGTCAAGTTTATGCTGGTTCTGATCCGTCTGTTTGGAAGCGCCTTGTTGCTGCAAATGATGGACTTTTTAATGAAGATGGGGGCTTGGATTTTTCAAAAATGTCTGATAGAGACTTAGAGCAAATTTTGATAGATGCTGGCGCTCTTGAAGATGTAGACTGGGTATGGCCAATGGCGCTTGCAGATCATAGACAGTATGTAGGCGGTTCTCGTGAGGATTGGTTGGGAGAAAGAAGCCCAAGATCACAAGGTTTATTTGGAGCACGGGTTGACGCAGGGCGAGATCAATGGTATATGGATACGGTAGCTGGTGATGAAGGCGGCCTTAGTGAATTTGCTAAGCTTTATGAAAATAACGTAGAAATGTACTCTAGATTTGATATTGACGGGTTTGATCCACCATCATACGATAGTTGGGTAGATGAGATAGATAAAGAATTGCGTAGGCGTGGAATCTTACAGCCTGATGAGTCATGGAATGACATAGCCTCTGGCAGAGATTTCTGGGGTAACGATAATGACGGATCAAGCCTGTTTAAACCTGGATCAGGACTAACTACAGCTGAATACGAAGAGATGAAGTTTATGCAGGGTACTAGAAAGGCACGAGAAGGTAGGGCTTCTCTTCCTGGGGATGCTGCTCGTGATTATAATGTTACGGTTGATGGCAGAGAAAGGTCTGCTGTTGAGTTGGCTCGTGAGGGTGATGTACTTGATAATGATTATGAAGCTATAACTTCTATGCTTGATCGTGAGGGTGAAGGCAAGTTGATGCCGCAAAGAGATTTAGATAGGTTAAGTCAAAGCCGTTTTGATGCGCTTGCTGATGAACTTGAACGAAGAGATATTTCTGTTAATAGGGAAACCCGTAGAGTGGGTGAACATTCTGGAAATCAAGATAGGGCGATAGACGCATTGCAAGAGGTGTTTGGTGACGTTGATGAGGAAAGATTAGATTTTTCAAATGTTTTAGAAAATGAAGCTGAAGTTCAGATAAAGCCAATGCAGGATCTTAATTCAGCTTTTGAAGGTTCACTTATGGATTTAGATGATTGGATTGATAAGAATCCTAATGCTTCTTTGCAAGAAGCAGCTGATTACTTCAGGTCAAGGTTGGGTAACAATTTCAATGATTATGCGGGTGGACGTGGATTGACACCTAGTCAAGTAAGAGAAAACAATGATGCCAGAGATGATTTAATAAATAGATTTCTTGATGACTATGGGTTTGATAATAATTTTGCAGATTTTTACCGTCGCATAACTATGCCTGAAAAAGGGCAGTCAATTGATGACGACAGTTTTGATTCCTTGCTTGGTGAAGATGATGAGCGTAATCTGCTTCAAACGTTTGCACAAGAAATGGGTGATTTTCAAAGAGAACTTACTGATTTTCATGCAGGTGAAATAAGCGCAATTGAAAACAGGTATGATAGTATCATTTCTGGTGATATAGCGAAAGAGCGTTTAAATGAAGCTGTAGATCGTGTTAGAACAGGTAGGATGTCTCGTGAAGGCAGAATGACACGCCGTGATGTTGACGCTTTAAATATTGATGGCCCACCAAGTAGAAGAAACCCTCTTGATGGCCCTTTGACTGGAGAGGTTGATCCTCCTTTTGATACACGACGTGCACTTGAAATGCGTGAGCGGCGTGAACGTGGTGAGCTTTCTAGGTTTGTTGATATTCCTACGCCTCCTCCACCACCTCGTGGACGTGATGGCCGATATATTAATATGATGGACCCTGATGACAGGGAAATGAATATGGCTTTGAGTGAGGTTCAAGCCCCTAGAAATACTTTGCGTGAAAGGTTAACTTCAAGGTTGCCTAACTCTCAGAGAAGGGCTAGGTCTCGTGAGGCTGCACGTAGAAGGCGTGAGGAAGAAACGTTGACTAGAATGGGTCTTGTTGAGCCTGAGCGTAGAAGTCGTTATACAGGGTTAGAGGATAATGAGCCTACGCCTCCTCCGCCACCTGCTCCATTGGTTGATAATGACCCAACCCCTCCACCGCCTCCAGTTGATGACTATATAGAAGGTCGTGACAGAAGGCTTGCATCTTATGAGACTAATGCTCAGAAGCGTAATCAAAGATTATTTGAGATGGGCTTGAATATGGAAGATGATAATGAAGTTGTTAAGAGTGTTGATTCTGCAAGAAGAAGACGCACTTTCTCAGAAGTTTTCACTGAGTCTTCTAGATTAAAGAAGGATAGAGTCAAAAAGCGTGATTGGTTAGACGATACTGAATGGTACTCTGATGAAGGTCCGTTGTTGCCTGATCCTGTAACGTTCTCTTCTTGGGTTGAGGAAGAAAACGTTCGTGATGCTAAAGAAGGTACTATAACTACTTTGCAACACATAGGCTTGCAAGGTAGTAGGGATTACCGTGCTGGTGATGAAAAAACACCATTGATTGATCCTTCATTTAAGAGTAAAGTAAAAAGAGATTTTGATATGGGGTCTTATCCAGATGAGCGCACATTAGAAAGAATGAGTGATTCTGAAGTAGAGAACTATTTGGTTACTTTGGAATGGACTCTTTCACAAATGGAGCAAGATGACTTGCGTAAGTTACCTATTACCCCATTTTCAGACAATCCTATTACTAGGTCTAAATTAGCGCAAGCGGTAGAGGACACTAGAGGATATATGCGTAACAGAATTCAAGGTCAGACTGATAGGTATGGATTCAACCCACGATTTAGAAGAGAACGAAGACAGAGTGGTAAAGAGCCTTACCAAGAGTTTTTTGGTAGTATGATGGCTAACGTTTGGGAAAATGATCGCCGTATTCGTGGCGGTGGGCGAAAAGAGAGAGATGCTAGAGATTTAACTAGTCGTGAGAGAGCGGAAGGCTGGAATATGCCTGCTTCAATGGGTGGTGAACCAAATAGGGAATCCCCTGAGTATAGAAGTCGTGCTGACCGTAATGTGCCTGGTGAGGGCGCTACTTCGGCTAGGGGCGGTAGAGGTTTTGCTCCGGTTCGTAGACAACCTGAACGTGAAGGTAGGGCTTCTAGGATGAGAGAGGGTCGTGCTGCGGTTCCTTCTGATGATTTGGTTCGTCGTGCTGAGAGAAGAGAAAGACCGTTAGATAGAAACTATAGTTTCGTTGGTAATCCTGAATATCGGCAAAGAGAAATAACAGAGTTAGAAGAAGTTCTTGCTGGTAGGAAGAGGCTTGAAGATCTTGATGACCGCTACAAAAGAGGATTTAAAAACTATGTGTCAAATTTTCAGGATGACCGTGAAGCTGATATGGCTGAAGAAGCAAGATATGATCGTGAAGACTTTGATTATGAAGCCTTTAGAGACTCAGACGTAGTTCCTGTTCAAGGATTGTTAGAGCGTTATCTTGATGATCTGTATGAAGATATGCAGAGTGAAATAAGCAGTATGAGGAGGAGCCGAAATCAAAGGGGAATTAATGAGCGAACCCCAGTTACGATTGAAAATAGAGAGACTGGCGAAAGAAGGCAAGGTTTCTATGGTAGCAATATTGATCAGGAACGGGCAATAAATGAAATTATTGAGAACAGGATTGGTCCTAGGCGAGAGAATGAAAGTCGTACAGATTTTCAAGAGAGAAAATTAAGAGCTATAGATGAATTGATAGCTTCAGAATCTGGTGGTGGATCTGAGACCGAAATGTTAGGGGATGGTCCTTCTACGACTTACTTTGATTCTTATATGGACTTTACTGACGAAGAGAACGAACTTTTCCGAAATAGGATTGAGCCATTCAGAGAAGGCGAGTCAAGAGCAGGTGGTTCTACTAATTCCTATACGCCTTCTATGGAAGGTGCTGCATATCGTCTTAGAAATGCGATTGAAGGTCAAGTGCGTTTCCGTGAAGGTAGATTTAGTAGAAATGTGGAGAGAGGCGCACCTAGGGGTAGAACTAGAGATGATCTAAGCGCTCCAAGACGTCGTGCTAGCTTTGTTACGGATTCGCTTGGAGGTAGAGATGCCGATGGTTCTAGGCTTTCACAAACAAGAGCGTTTGAGAGAATGTCTATTCCTGAAAGACAAAGAGAAGCGAGAAGACGTGGAGCATCAAGAGATATTATAGATAGGATTGGCAGGAATGAGGTAGGTCAAAGAAGACTAGCTGAGCGTGAAGGTAGAATGACACGCCGTGACGAAGACCCTGATTTGAATGCAGAGTATGACATTCCAGCACAAATTCGTGACCCTGAAACAGGAAAACTTATCCGAAATCCAGAGTTTAGCGAGCTAACTAGGGACAAGATAAATAGAAGAAGACGAAGAGCTGAAACACGTCAAGCAGAGCGTGAACGCCGTGCTGATAGAAGACGAAGAAGAGATGCAGCGGATGCAAGAGAAACACAGGAAACACGTGACCAAAGAGCTGAAAGATTCAATGAGTCAATGGATGAAAGTGACCGAAGACAAGCTGAACAAAGACGAAGAGAATCCTTAGGTTTAGAAGGACAAGCGTTGCAAGAAGAAAGAGTTGAAAACGAGCAACGTGATCTTGAAAAGTTAAATGAGATTAGGGAAGAAGCTGAGCTTAGAGATAGGTCAAGAGAGGGCCGTGCTTCACGAAGAGAACGCATTTCTGATGAGATGTTTGAAAGAGTAGATCCTTTTGATGACTACGAAAGATATGAAGACTATTTGAACGAAATGTATGCAAGGCACAGCGAAGGTCAGTCTTTTGAGCGCATAGCTGAAGCTGCTAAAACAACCCCAGCAGAAATAGAGTCTGATATTAAGTGGGATATTTTTGGATTATACTCTGACCTTTACAAGAGCGAGCATGGCATAAGACCTACGTGGTTAAAGTGGCAGGAAATGAGTATAGAAGATTTAGAAAATCTTTTAGACACTGAGTATCCTTCTGTGCCGATGGGCGCATAAGTTGCTAAAGTTGACTAAAAACGATATGATAAACATATAGGTATAAAGGATTGCATATATGGAATATTACAATTTGTACAAAAAAGATTTAGTTGTTCGTGTTGATGACGAGCGCAATGCGGAGTTTACTGGTAAGTTGCCTTTGATGAAAAGAGTAGCTCAGTTTGAATCAAGAGCAGAGACTCTTAAAAACTATGATGCAAAAGAGCCTGTATACACTGAAGAAAACCTTAAGTTATTTTTTCCTAAAACGAAAAAAATGAATCTTAAAAATTATGACTCTGCTGTCAAGTCCATAAATGAGTATAACTCTTCTCAGAAAGTTCTACGTCTAGAGTTAGATGCTTTAAGCATGGATGATATGGAAGACTACGTTGAGGAGTTCCCAATGAACCATCCTCGTTTAGCTAGTTTTGCTGACATTAACACGTTATTAGAAATGGCTTTATTTGTTTCTTCTGGCGGCCAAAATCCCTTAACTGGAACAGTTTCGGAAGCGGCTGAAAGAAAAGCGGCAGAACAAGTTTATTCAATACTTAAAAGCGCTGAAAAGTCAAAAAGCTCTAAAGTTGTTAAGAAGTTAGTTAAGCTATCACAGAACACGTTTAATGGGCCTGCATACGGTTCTGCTCCAGCAATGCCTGAGCAAGGCGCTCAAGATAATGAAAACGAAATGACAGCTGAGGTAAGCGATGGCTAAAGATCCCCTTGAAGGTCAAACAGTTCCTACAAAGGAAATGGCTGAAAAAATATCTAAAATTTTAGGTTGTTCAGGGGCGCATCGTGTAGGGGACTTTTGGGGTCCTTGTGAATCTGAGAAAGATTTGCAAAAACTTATAGAGTTAGGTAACCCTGAGTTTAGGGAATGGAAGAAAAGGCAGAGCTCAACTAAAAGTGATCCAAAAACGCCTGCTAAACCGTCAGAAAGGATACGGGGTTCTAGCACAAATAAACCTGGATCTGCTTCTGGCAAGAGGGGCGGTATCAAACTTTCCGCTGAGGTTGAGAAGTCTTTAAAAAATAAAGTAAAAGAACATAACGAAAAAATGAAAAAGGCTAACAAGAAGAACAGAAATGTTACTCTTGGCATGCTTAAAGCTGTGTGGAGAAGGGGCGCAGGAGCGTTCTCAGCCTCTCACAGGCCAGGTATGGGGCGTCAGCAGTGGTCTATGGGCCGTGTAAACGCCTTTTTAAAGCTGGTTTCAAGCGGTAAACCTAGTAACCCTAAGTACACAACTGATAACGATTTACTCCCCAAGAAGCATCCTCGTAAAACTAAGAGCGTAGATGAGATAATCATTGAAGTTAAGGCAGAAAATAAAACAAGTTTTAAGCCAACGTCTGGTATGGTTGCTGCTGCTAAGCGTGGTTTGGAATGGCGTAAAGAGCATGGCAGAGGCGGAACTGCTGTGGGTGTGGCTAGAGCAAGAGATATCATAAATGGTAGAGAGCTTAGCTCTAGCACAGTCTTAAGAATGCACTCATTTTTTGCACGTCATGCTGTTGACTCAAAGGCTAAAGGATGGAATTCTGGTGAAGAAGGTTTTCCCAGTGCTGGAAGAATTGCGCACGAACTTTGGGGAGGAAATGCAGGTCGTTCTTGGAGTGAGAAGAATCGCAATAGGATAATGCGTCAAAGAAAAGAAAAAGGTGAGCCAAAAGCTCAGCCTTCTGGAAAAGCTGATACTTTTGATTCTGAAGAGTCTGCTTCTAAAGCGGCTATTGGTTTAGGATGTTTTGGTGCTCACATGGTTAAGCAGGGAGTTTGGCTTCCTTGTGGTAATCCTGAAGAGTACAATGCTGCTAAAGCTCACGCTAATGTTGGTGGTTCAAATATTCTTAGAGCTGCTAGACCTACTCGTAGAATAGTTAATCGTGGTAAGCATTGGGAAGAGTTACGAGGCCGTGGTCCTGCCGGTATAGAGACGCTTCCTGGTGGTGGACTTGTTTCGGGTAAACGTAAAAAAGTTGGAAAGATAGTAAAAGGTATATAACTCTCCTGTCATAGTCTATTTTAGGCAGGTTGTGTAAATGTGTTTTACTGAATAGTGTCTTTGTTGTATAGTAGTTGCTTTACAAAACATATATACATTATAATAGAATTAAGCCTTCACCGTAAAATTTCTTGGAAAGTTCCCATGAATACCTTTACGGTGTTGGTAGCATAATAATTGACTGGTCGTACTCACAGATTTTTTTGTTGGGTCGCCTGTCATTAGTAGACATGTTTCATTCAATTGAAGGAGATATATAACATGAGCTTTGATGAAGGTAGGCTCAACGAACTCAAAGGCGCTCTATCCGCTAAAATGGCAGAGCAACAAGAGATCGCTGACTCAATATCACTAGAGGGTGAAACCCTCGTAGTTACTGATGACCATCGGTCATCTTTTAACGAAAACATGACCCAGATTAAAGAAATCAAGGGTCTCATTGAAGACATGACCACTCTTCGGGATGTTTCTGCATGGTCTTCTGAAGCTGAACACGCTTCTGTAGCTGCTGAAGTAGCTGCTGGCGTTGAAGCTGAAGTTAAAGCATACAGAACTTCTGTAGGTGAAGCTTTCGTTAGTTCGGAAGAATTCAAATCCCTACATGGCGGAAGGAACGGAGCTAATATGGCTTCTCCATTCGTTACGAAGACACTTGAGCAAAAAGACATTTACTCAGGTCTGCCAACTGGTACACCCGGTTCTTTCGGAGCTGTTGAGCGTGACGGAATTATCCCAATCGCACAACGACGAAGCCGAGTACGGGATCTTTTCCCATCACGTACCACAAACGCAGCCGTAATTGAGTATTTCCGTCAAACTGGTTTCACCAACAATGCTGATACTGTTGCAGAGCGACAAGGAAGCAACTTTGGTGCGAAACCACAGTCAACAATGACATTCGTAGGGGAGCAAGCTCCTGTACGGACCATTGCTCACTGGGAAGCTGCTCATAGGAATGTTCTAGCCGATGAACCGCAATTGCGATCAATCATTGACAACGAACTTCTTTATGGTCTACGTCTTACAGAAGATACACAAATCCTATCTGGATCAGGTACCGGAGAAGACCTTGCAGGTATTCTAAATAACGGTAGCATCCAGACTTATTCATGGTCCGCTGGTGCAACAACTCCGGTTGCTGACACTAAGGCAGATGCCGTTCGTCGTGCAGCTACGCTTTCGTATCTTGCATACTACGAACCAACAGGTATCATCGTCAACCCTAATGACTGGGAAGACATTGAGCTAACAAAGAACTCGCAGGGCACATACTTGCTTGCGATCTCTGTAGCTGGTGGCGCTGAATCACGAATTTGGCGAATCCCTGTCATTGATACACCTGCTATTGCTTCTGGAACCGCCCTAATCGGTGCGTTCGGAACTGGTGCGCAGTTGTATGACCGTGAAGCTGCTTCTATCAGAATCAGCGAACAGCATTCAGACTTCTTTGTCCGAAATGCTATCGTTGTTCTGGCTGAAGAACGTTTGGCACTTGCTGTTAAGCGACCAGAATCGTTTGTGAAAGTCACATTTGACGCTGCTCCTAGCTAAACCTAGGAATTAGTTAGTCAGACCGACTTAAACGGTCCTAAAGTTTAGACCCCCTGCCTTCGGGCAGGGGGGCTTTTCTTTTTTATATACTATTAGTATGGAAAAAGATGATGACTTTGATAACTTTGAATCGTGGTCATCCGATGACATTAAATCGTTACTTACTGTTGACCCTGATGCTGTTGTGGGGATAAAAAATCTTTTATTTTTCTTGATAGATAACAACGGTGTGGTTAAAGACTCACGAATGGATTTAATGTTGCACATTAACTCTGTTGTTCAGTTTGGTCAAGACAATTTTTATTTTAAGAACGCTGAAAAGGTCGTTTCTTTAGCTAGCGAGTATTGTTTAGTAGACTCTCGTAAGGATAAGCAAGTTCTAGAAGCGATAGGGCTAGCTGATAACAGCGTGTTATTTTTGGCAATCCACGGAGAAGAAGATGCTGCGCTTGATGCAGCTATGTGCTTATCTGGAAGAACAGGATCGCTGATGCAAGATGAAACAGTCAGGCCTTCTTTATCTTTGTTTGGTTACTGGGAAAACACTTCTGTAGATCTGATAAAGTCGGTATTGACAAACGATTCTTTAAGTGCTAAAATATTAGAACTAAGAGAGATCGCTGAGAAGGAAGAGTTGTTTTTTACATCTGATTTAGAGTATGTAGATTGTTTACGTAGTCTTTGTGAGATTGGTTTATTTTCTACTCGGATTGACATTTTTGGTGACGCTTATATTGAAATAAAAGAAGAGGCTGCAGGATTGTTTTTGGTTCTTTGTGGTCAAGTTGAATTAGCAAGGAAATTAGCAAACATTACGATTTGACAAAAAGAATTTTCTGTGCTATCATGAAAAATGTTAAGTCTCCAAACGACTTGACATTTTTTAATTAGATAAGTATCTTAGAATACTTAAATCCCATCATAATCAATCACGGACTAGCAATGCCAGCTAGTTCTATTTCAGGAGAGAACGTGAAAAATTTTAGAATATCTGACGACCACGCCGAAAGCTACTCAGAAAAAATGCCCCCTTGGGGATTTAATGGGCTAGGCTATGTTACTTATAAAAGAACATATGCTAGACCTTTTTTTGATTTAGAGTCCGATAGCATAGTTCGCACGGAAGAGTGGCATGAAACCGTTCAACGTGTAGTAAACGGAGCTCAAGATATAGGAGCACGCCTTACGGAAGATGAAGCTAACAGGCTTTATGATTACATATTTAACCTTAGAGGTTGTGTTGCTGGAAGAATGCTTTGGCAACTAGGTACAGACAATAATAAACGTTTAGGTGGTGACAGTCTTGTTAACTGCTGGTTTGTTGATGTACAAAAACCATCTGATTTTTCTTGGGCTGTTGAGCGACTGATGCTTGGTGGAGGTGTAGGATTTTCTTGTAACGCTCCTGAAAGACTTGGTGTTGTTCGTAACGCTTGGGTTGATCACTGCGATGCTAACGATGCGGATTATATAGTTCCTGATAAAAGAGAAGGCTGGGGAGAGGTAGTAAGAAAAGTTTTTGAATGCTACTTAGGAGATGACGATAATCCGTCCACGATGACCTATGCAACTCATTTAGTTAGAAAAGCTGGCGTACCTATAAAGACATTTGGCGGAACTGCGTCTGGGCCTGAGATTCTCATATCTGGTATAGAAAAAATATGCAAAGTTTTAGATAAAGCAGTTGGACGAACTCTAACTTCAGTTGAAGTTTTAGATTGTATGAATATTATTGGATCTATAGTTGTAGCTGGTAACGTTCGTAGAAGCGCAGAGATTGCAGTTGGCTCTTTAGATGATGAAGATTATTTAATGGCTAAGCGATGGGATTTAGGAGATATTCCTATTGAACGAGCCATGTCTAATAACACTGTGTTTGTTTCTGCTGATCAGATGAAAGATATGCCTGATTTGATATGGGAAGGTTACAAAGGTAATGGTGAACCTTACGGTTTCTTTAATTTGGAATCTTCAATTAAGTATGGTAGGATGGGAGAGGAAAGACCAGACCACTCAATAGTTGGCGTTAACCCATGTGCTGAAATTCCGCTGTCAAATCGTGAATCGTGTAACTTATCTGAGATATATTTACCTATGGTTAGCTCTAAAGAAGAGTTGATTGATGTAGCTTGCTTGTTATATAAGGTTCAAAAAGCTGTTGCTGCTTTGTCTTATTTAGATCCTGCTTCAGATAAGATCACATCTCAAAACATGCGACTAGGGCTAGGTATAACTGGTGTTGCTCAAGCTCTAGATAGATTAGACTGGCTAGACGATACTTATGTTGCTCTTAGAGAGCTAGACAAGCGGTGGTCAGCTGAACGTGGATGGCCTGAGTCAGTTAGGTTAACTACAGTTAAACCGTCAGGAACATTGAGCTTATTACCTGGAGTTACGCCTGGAGTTCACCCTGGATTTAGTCAGTATTTTGTGAAGCGTATGCGTATGGCTTCAAGTGACGTTTTGGTCAACTATTGTAAGTCAAAAGGATACTTTGTTGAGCCGTTAAGGAACTTTGATGGATCTCAAGATCACCGTACAGTTGTTGTTGAGTTTCCTTGTAAGTTTCCAGAAGGTACAGTTTTGGCTAAAGATATGTCAGCAATAGAACAAATGGATTTAGTTCGTAAACTTCAGAAGGTATGGGCAGATAACGCTGTTTCTGTTACGGTCTATTACAGACCTGAGGAACTAGAAGGAATTCAAAGTTATCTTGCTGAGTATTGGTCTGAAATGAAGTCTGTTAGCTTTTTGCTTCACTCAGAGCATGGGTTTGATCAGGCTCCAATGGGAGAGCTTTTTGAAAAAGATTACATAAGTATGTTGGAGACCACAACTCCTCTTGGAGAAAAGCTTTCTGGCTCTACGATTCTTTCAGAAGATGATATGGCATTGTTGGGAGATGAGTGCGCTACTGGTGCATGCCCAATTAGGTAATTCGTATTATACCTTAAATAGTTTTACTATAGTGAAAATACTACCTTTAGAATAGCTTTGTACCGGCAAGGCTATTCTGTAAGGAGGAGAGTGTATGGTATCGGCGTAGAGGCCGGACTCCGAGTTCCACAATGAGATGGGGTTTGGTTGCCCAAGCCCCATCTTCTTTGCTAGAATAGAGGTTATGCATACACTAACTGACCTTAAAGGAAATAAAGTCTTTTTAGACCTAGAATATTTAGCTGATTTAGTTGAGTTATCAGGCATTTCAAAAACAGCCCCTTTGTCTCTTAAGGGCGAGATATCATTGCCTTATGGTCTAGCTTTAATTTGTGGGATGAGTAAGTATCCTGCTTGTGATGATTTTAATTTTTTAGTTGAGGAAATACCTCAGTCTTATGTCCCTCGTTTTATTATGTGCTGGGATGCTATTGAATTAGAAGTTGAAGAAGATATAGTTGAGTGGTCTGAAAGAGTTGGTACGAAGTCTGTTGTTAAAAAAATAAGGTCACTCTCCGCTGAGATAAAACACAGCTAAGATTTCAAATAATCCACTTGACATGTAAACAAATCTTTACTAAAATAAGTATATGAAGCATGAACAAAGATGGAAAAAGTATTACAATGCTTTATTGCAATATGAGAAGCGGTATGGAGACGCTCTAGTCCCAAGCGGGCATTTAGAGTTTCTTGATGGTGGGGAAGAGATAAACTTAGGTCACTGGGTAAGCTATATGCGTACACGTTATCGTCAGAGTTTACTATCTTCCCAAAGAATAGAGCTTTTAGAAGCAATACCAAGTTGGACTTGGGGTCCTATTAGGCCTGGTCCAAAATCAAAGAATTATGTAATACAAAGAAATGAAAAAATAAAAATTGCTTATGAGAAGGGTCAGTCTCCTTCTGTTTTAGCTAGGGAGTATGGCTTGAGTAGGCAGTGGATTTATCAAATAATTAAGGAAGATAATGAGTAAAAATAGAAATGATGATTGGGATTCTATCTTGCGTGGTGTAGAAAAAGCATCTGAGCAAAGCGAACCCAAAAGAAAAGGGTTACAATTAAATAGTTTGTTTATGATTGCTGGTATATCTGCATTTACTGGTTTAATGATTATGACCATAAATAGAATAATGATATCAGCTTGGCCAAATATGGATTGGATAGACCCAGGCATAGGGTTTTGGAATGCATTTCAAATGTCATTGGCCATTTGGGCATTGCTTTCTTTGAAAGCTTTGATAAATGCAGCTTCTGCTGTTGCGGCTAACAGGGGCAACTAAGTTGGTTACTTTACAAAATTTACACAGTACAAGAACTTGGGACGATGCTGCTGAAAAGCATGTCTTTAGAATATGGAATCGCAGTAGCGAGGACATTGTAAAAACAAGTGATGTTGAGCTTTCTCTTGAAGATCCTGTTAAGCAGATACGTAGCCATGTTGACAATATGATTGACATGTTTTTTCATGGGGATGACGTTTTAGAGTCAGAGTCTTACTGGTTAAACTTGGGGGCTTTTGTTTTATTAGCTTATGATGGTCTTGATCCTAATGAGGTTTCTCGTATCTTGGCTGATAAGCAGAGGGATTATGGTCCTAACAATATAGCTAGGTTTGCGGAAAAAGGTTTGATATTACGTTTGCATGATAAGGTGGCTAGATTAGAGAATCTTTTGTCAGGAACTAGTGAAGCAAGGAATGAGTCTATAGCTGATACCTATTTGGATATTATTGGTTATTCTGTTATAGGCTTGATGTGGATGAATGGGGAGTTCTTTAATCTTTTGAAAGTTTGAAGTAATGGCGACTGTATACCTATTTGCGGTATCATATAAGCTGAGGAGCAATTTTATTCACTACACAATTTTGGAGTTGAAATGCCTAAACCAATTAAAAAGCTGGTTGACCGTGAAGAAGGCGAAGGAGTCGCTGGTAGAGCCCGACGAGTAGGTCGGAGAATAGCTGACCGTGCCCGACAAGCAGCGTCAAGAGCTAGAAGCGCTTTCAGGCGGGCAAGAGCTAGAAGACGTCGTTAATCTGTAACCTTTAAGGATAAGCTATGGCGTTAGTAACAGTTTCCGATGTAGAAACATACATGGATATAGATTTGGACAACAAGCAGGAAGACGCTGCACAGTTCATCCTTGATGGGCTTGAAGCTGAGCTTGTTGCTTATTTGCGACGCCCTGTTTCGGTTACTTCTTTTACGGAAACCTACAGGGTTCCAGAGATCGGAAGAGGCGTAGCACAGAATAACTATTATTACAATTACACCACTGATCCGTCGTATGCAACCACGCTGACGGCGGCTGGTGTTTTGTATACGCCTACATGGGTTTTGTATTTAAATGAAAGCCCTGTGGTTACAGTATCTTCGTTAACTATAACGCCTGCTACATCTGAGGGAGCTAAAGCTACTGTTAAATTAGATTTGGCTGGAGCAACAAACGGCACTTATGGTGTCGGTAACGCTACAGTTTATTATGTTGACAGCACCACTGATCCCGATGACCCAGATGTTTACGCTTACACAAACACTGAGTCAATTACTGTTGCTAGCAATACTGCCACGAATAAATCATTTCAGGCTGTTAAGACTGGTAAAAACTATAACTCAGTAGCTAATAGCGGTAAGATACCTAATGGTACTGGTGGATCAGGGCCGTCTTTTATTGGCTCTGCTGGAGATCAGGGAGGCACAGCTACGGTTAATTCTGGCTCTGCTATTTCTGGTGGTACTGATGGAGCTACGCCGATGGTTCAAGTCGCTGAAACAGATTTCCTTAAAAGGGATTATGGAGTTGACCTTTATAATGCTTACGCTAACGATAAAGTAGATATAACCTATACTGCTGGTCTTGATGGGGCTAACATTAAAGCTTTTAAGATTTTGATACTTAGGGCTGCTGCTAGAGAAATGCAAAACATGTATGATGATACTGTTGGTTTGAAAGATTTAACCACTAGAAACATTGCTCCTTTAGAGACTGGTTTTACTGAAAGGGAATTAGCGAGCATAAGGCGGTATCGTAGAGTTAGGGTGTCTTAGCTATGGCGATACGAAAGAAAACGGTAACAACAGAAGTTGATACTTCTGAGTTGGATAGATGGATTGCTGGTGCGCTTAAACGAAGTAGAGATCTTAGGCCTCCTTTGAGGCATATGCAAAGAGAGTTGGTTAAAGCTCATGACAGGCTTTTCCAAACTGATGGTGCGCCTGTTGGTGGTTGGGCGCCTCTCAAGTCTAGTACTTTTGCTGAGAAGCGTTCTCAAGGGTACTCTGGTGGAACGCTTGTTAGAACTGGGGATTTAGAGAACAGTTTAAGCCAACTAACAAACCCTATGGGAATTAGGGATTTGGGTCCAAAGTCTATGGAGTTTGGTACTAGAGTTCAGTATGCGCAGTTTCATCAGACTGGGACAAGAAATATGCATGAACGTCAAGTCGTGTATGTGCCTAGAACTTTTGCTAGAGAAACAGGAGGAAGGGTAGCAAAGCATATAGTAGAGGGAACTGTCCCTACTACAAAAGAAGCTAAGGGGTTGTTTAACGTAATATGATGTCAGGACCCCGCTTAGCGAAAAACTATGTTAGTAACTATTTGGCTAATGATCTGCCGCCTAGATTAATAACGTACAGAAATGAGTGGAACTTAAGTTCGTCTCAGTTACCCGATCCCAAGCTTTACTTAACCTATGAGCCTTTTACTTTGGGAAAGTGGCCTACTGTTATTTCTTTGGTTATGGACACGCAGTCCATGACTAAGCAAGGATATGGGTATGACTATGATCCGAACTATCAAGTTAAGTACTCTATGAGATCATATATTTGGGTAAGGGCTACAGGTGAGCAAGTGGTTACTGAACAAAGGGATAATTTATCAACTGTTGTCAGGGAAGCTTTATTAGATAATCCCTCGCTTAGAGCATACGATACTACAGTTCCTTGTTATCCAAAAGTTGATGAGGGCACTATGCGAGAAGAGTTTTCAGAACTAACTTTAGTAAAAGGTGAAAGATTTTTGGCTGGAGCTTTTATTGCTTTTGATTTATCTCTTGAAGAAACAATAGATCATACTGCTTTGGGTGTTGTCGGTTCTTTTGATCCATCTGTAGGCACTTTAAGCTTACTGCCGAATGCCCCAACCATTCCTCAAGCAGTAGCAGGCAATGCTCAAGTCACAATAAATTGGAACAACTCAACGTGGAATGGTGGCGTTTACGAAATAACTAGCTATGTAATTCAAAAAAGCACCGATGGATCTACTTGGACAACTGCTGTTGCTGATACCGGAGATTTAGATCCAGCACACACGGTGACTGGTTTAACTAATGGTACTCCAATTTATTTTAGAGTAGCTGCTAAAAATGCTTCTGGAACAGGCGCTTATTCTGTTTCAACTCTTGCGGTTACACCTTCATCCTGATAGAATAATAATATGGTTAGTGTACGTTGGGGCGGGGTCAGAACAGACCCATACAATCCCAATCCTAAGGATGCCGATTTAGATGGCATTGTTCAGGAGGGGACTTTTTTTGAACGCCCTGTAGGAACAAGATTTATAAACGCAATTGGTAGAGAGTTGCTTTCTGGAACTCCAGGTAGAAATCTGGGTGATATAGAAGGCATGGTTCTCGTTGATGAGAACAATAGGAGTGTTGCATATAATCCTACGTGGCGATCTATGCGACTTACGATTGCTCAACGTCAACGTTCAATAGGTCAAATGAATGAGCCTGTTGGTAACATGGGAACTCTTAGTGCGCCTTCTATGGTCAGACCAGTTGAGGAACCGCCTGTTGAAACGCCTTCTGCTTTGAGGCCTTTGAATCCTTGGAACATAATAGAAGGTGGCGATAGGATTGACAGTCCAAGATATGGTGAGGATACTAGACAGCGTGTTTATGGCAGGCTGCAAACTTCTGATGTTGACTTAGAGATTGTTGATAATCCTGATAATGGAAAGTTTCAGATAGTTGGTTCTTATAGAGATCCTGATGGAGACCCTGAATATTTTTATGATGAATATGAGTTTGATAGCATAGAAGATGCTCAAGAGTGGGGTTTGACATTAAGCGCCATTTTGAATAATGACGATGATGATGCAGATGACATAAGAGACGCAGTTGACGAACTCTTGTCGTCTAATATCAAAGATCCCACGGTTGAAGATGTTCCCAGAAATCCTAGTAGTTTATCCAATGAAGATCTTGATAACACTATTGAAAGGTTGGATGAATTAGTATCTCAGACTAATGATTATACTGCAAGAATGGACTTATTAGATAGGCTAGATTTGCACTTGGATGAACGTGAGAAACGTTATAAACGTGTTCGTGAGGGCAGGGCTTCTCGTGATACTACGGATAGAAGCGTAATAGATATAACTCCAGAGAGTATACGTGAAGATGTTGGTGCTCATGATTGGAAGCAAACTAGAACAGATAGAGATTCAAAAAAGTCTGAGCTGGTTGAGGAAGTCGTTGAAAGGTTTTGGGGTGATGAAGAAAGCGATCCTTGGGATCTTACTGCTGCACTTGAAGACTTTTATAGAGAGAGTTTAGATGGGGCTAGTGAGGAAGAAATACAACAAGCGATAGATTTTTCTAAGGGAAAGATAGCAAGTGGTGAGATTGAGCCTAGTGAAATATTTAGCACTTTGTTAACTGAAGAGCAAAGAGAAGAACATATAAGGGATGCTTTTCTTATCGGTAAGCGTATTGACTTGGGAGAAAAAGTTGCTTCTGATGGTAAAAGCTATAGGATCGTTGCCACTCCTGAACTTGAACCCCAGAGAATAGATGAAGATTTTGTTCAGGTTTCTGGAAGATTCAACTATGAGGTGTATGATGAAAAAGGTAATTTAGTTGGACAGTACACTCCTCCTGTTTTTGGTACACACACAGATTCTGGATTCCATAGAGAGATTGACCTAAGTCCTGTCGTGGATGATGATGGTGTTGCTAGGCCAAGCATTTTCAATGTAGAGTTAGGCGCTAGCTCAACAATCAATTTTACTAATTCTGATGGTGAGTCTGTAAGCATTAACACTAAAGGCATGGGTTTAGCTGACATTTTTAACGCTAACGCCTTTATGTTTATGGAAGCTATGGGAGTTAGAAGAGCTAAAACTACTGCTTCTTCTGATGGTGTTGTCGTATGGCCTCGTAAAGGTTATGTTGCGCAGGAAGACTCAGAGCAAGTTTTTGAAACCTTGGAGAGAATGACCGATCTTTTAAACGCTTATGATGAGTTTAAAGCTGGTATTGTTGGCGGTAATTTTAATAGTAGTTTTAGAATTATGGCTGCTGCGATTGTTGGAGATGATGAGCGTGCTGAAAGACTTAGGGGCATGCTTAAAGATTTTAATATTGAAAAGGTAAAAACGTATAAAGTTGGCGAGTTTGATAATATAATTGATTGGGACAGGTATAACGAAGACAATGGTGTTTCTTTTGCGGATGTGCCACAGTTGGGCGATTTTATTCTGGCGCTTGAGAATCCTGATGGTTCAAGAAACTCTTTAATGTATGCGGCAGTCCACGATAGTTTGGTTAATTACAAAAAGGGCAAGTATGATGATGTTATCCAAGATGCTATAGATGGTATTGAGGATGAAGGTTTGCGTACTTCTGTAGAAAATGTTTTGGATGGTGCTACTGTAAATGATTTAGTTAATTTTGGAACTCTGTTTTATGACGGTGTTATGGATTTAACTCCGTTTAAGGCTAAGAGGCCTAGTGATAGAGAGGGCCGTGCTTCTATAGCTGGCTTTGATGAAAATGATACTACTTTGAGAGGTATTGTTCAAACTGCTCAACGCTTAGGTAAATTAGTTGATTTGTCTAAATTTAGAGAAAAATTTGGTGAAAGAAGACGTAAAAAGGCTGGGAAAGGTCAGAGCCTTGGCTCTAGAGTTAAAGTTATTCCTGAAGGCTTTTCTGAGGAAGAACAGAGTGGCATTGCTGAGGCTTTTGATACTTTAGATTCTGTGTTGGAGCTCCCTGAAAGTATGCGAGATATTGAGATACAGGTCGTTGGTCGTGGCTCTGCGATAGAAAGAGACATTCTTTTGACTTTGCCAATATATGATTCTAATTTAAATCAATACACTCGTGAAGAAAAAATGAGATTACCTGATGAAGAGTTAGCTGCTGGCTTTGATAGGTATGTATTTGAATTTGCAGGGGCGAACGCCATGTTCATTCCCCCATATAACGAAGGCGAAAAAGGCATACTTGTTATGAGACCCATGTCTATGAGGGGCGGCTCTGCTCAAGAACAATTTATTGAAAGCTATGTTGGTGATGTAGTTCTTCCAGATGGAAGATCTACATCTGGATTATACATTGGTGACATTTTACATGAAATGGTTCACGCTATTGATGGTAGCGACAAAGACATTAAAGATATTGATGGGAGGCGTGATTACGGTGAGACTACTGTTATGGCCTTGGCAGAAACATTACTTTCCATGGAAAATTTACCTCCTAAACTTAAAGAAGAACTTACAACCAACCCATCGGACTTAGCTTACAAAATTAGCACTAATCCTGGTGCCGTAGTGGACATAGCAAGGCTTTATCTTCCTGCTGAAGAGTTTAAAAAAATACAAGCTAGAGATAACCGCCTAAGGCAATGGGAAAGACGAGCAGGGCGAGAGCTTCCAGCAAGTGCAGGTGATCCATCACTATACCTTTCAGCAATTTTCAAAAAGAGACTTAATGATCAAAACGTTTCTTTAGATCCTAAGACTAGAGCTTTCATGGAGTTTTACACTAGGGCTAGCGAAACAGGTTCTTTCAAAGATTTAGTAGCTTTAGCAAATCCTTTTGATAAAGAAGGGAACTTAACAAACGGTCAAGCTGGTTACCTTGCTAGCCCACACGAAATACTTGCTAGAGGAGGCGCCCAGTACATTGCCCTAAAAGCTTTAGAAAAAACTGGTGTTGATCCCAGAAACTACGAATCATTTGAAAGAGACCTTAAACAGTTATACTCATTAGCTGCTAAAATGAAAGCAGGAAACCTAAGTCCTGAAGAAAGAGCTGTTTACGATAGATTAGTTCAGAAAGTACAGCAAGACTGGAATGATGCCTTTGACGAGCTAGACGACACCCAAATGAACTCACTAACCACGTATCTTTCGCTTTCTGCCAAAAAAGATCAATTCTCAATGTTAGAGATGAGAGACTTAACGCCGTTCCTTGACGAACTCATGTTAAATGTTGGTGCGCTACCTGAGGAAGATGACTTGCCAAGCCGTGACGTTACTCCAAGTGCTCCGCCTACTAGACCGCCAGAAGCGCCTCCAAGCGGAAGCATACCATTAAGACCATCTTTCCCTTCTCTTACTTATAGTGAAGACGACTACCGAAAAATGCCTATTGATGAGTTAATGAAATACACTACATCAACTAGTGCAGTTCCTTTAGGACCTAACCGTTTTGATGAGAATGCTCTTTCTGTTTTAGAAGAAAGAGTTAAAGAACTTAGTGATGAGGAAATAAGAAGAATGTATCGTCCTCAAGATGGTAGAATTATTGGCGTATACAATGTTGGGCAAGACGTTATTAATGCTGAATTTTCTAAGAGGGGTCTGCTTAGGTTATCTGCTGAAGAGCAAAGAGAAGTCCTTATGGAAAACTTGTCTAAAAGACAGGGAGGTAGACCAGGTAGGGCGAGCAAAGAGTATCAAGAGTCTTTATTAGATATGGAACAGGGATGGTTAGCTACTGGAGATGATTTGGTCTCTGAAAGACTTAAAGAAGCTGGAAGGTTGCTTGATTCTGGAGAAATTTCAGATGAGGAGTTTTACGAGATATCCCAAGAGTTAAACGAAGAAGCTTTAGATGCTAGACTTTCTGATTTTGGTGATGTTTACGGAGATGGTGCTGCTAGTTTGATAAAAGATTGGGTACGTGACTCTTATTCAACTGGATTTGGAGGAGGGGAAGAAGATGATACAATGGCAGTGCGTGATTTACAAGCTGCTATAAATGATTTCCCTGAGAAAGATCTTTTATGGCGTGGCATTGTTTTAGATCCTGAGACTAGAGAGCGAATGTTAGAGTCTAAAAAAATTAGGATGCCTATAGGAGCAACTGCTGACAATGATAGAACCCCACTTGAATATGGTGGCACTGGTGAGAATGGTGTTCTTTTGAGGATTGAAGGGGCTAATGCTTTACCGATTAACAAATTTTCTCCTATAGGCTCTGATGACGAGTGGCTTGTTACTGGAGATTTTGAAATTGTTTCTGAGGGTAAACATACTGTAACAGGAGGCCAATTCCCTGAAGAGGTTAACATGTGGGTTGTCAGACCAATCAGAGACGGTGACTCAAGAATTGGTAGGGCTTCAGCTCGCTTGGAAGGTGGGCCTCCTCCTGCTGCTGACGAACCAGCCATTGTGCCTCCTCCGCAACGGCTACCTTTTGATGCAAGCCTAAACAGACGAGCTCTTGAAATAGATATGACTCTAACTCCAGAGTTACGAGAGCAGTGGGATGCTGAAAGGCAACGCCTCATTGATTTAGATATAGATCCTGAAATGCGTGAACGGCGTATGGATCAATTGTTTGAAGAACTGGTAAGAGACAACCCAGATCTTGTGAGAACACCTCCGCCTGGGGCTAGACCTTTAGGTGGCGACCCTGATCCGTTGGAAGGAACGTTTGCGTATAATGAACGTTTGGGCTTACCACCTCCTAATGTTAGAGAGGGCCGTGCTTCTAGATGGGATATGTTTGAGGGCGGTAGTAGAGTGGAAGATCCTGTGTACTCTACTGACGATAATCAAAAAGTATTTGGTAAGTTGCAAACTGAAGTTGTTGATTTGGAAATTTTAAACAATCCTGATGGTGAAGGGTTTGTTGTTGCTGGTCAGTATTTGGATTTTGATGATGAAGCAAATGATTTAGACTTTAGTGGCTTTTATGAGTTTGATTCAATTGAAGCTGCTGAAGATTGGGCGAATGGCCTTGAGGCGGTTCTTCAAGAATCTATTGATGGCTATGATGATTTTGAAGATTATGAAGATAGGTTAGATAGGGTTTTAGGTAATGAAATATATACGGGTGCTGGTACTTTTTCTGAGAGAGTCAGAGAAGGTAGGGCGTCAACGCCTACTCCTGAAAGAGCTAGAGAAGGTAGGGCATCAAAACCAGAAACAGGCAGTCAGGCATTAGCAAAAGTTTTTGCTGATCGTTGGAGAAAGATTGCCGAACAGAGAGGCATGGTTAGCGAAAAATCTAGTGAAAAATTAAAAACTATGCTTCCTGAAAGCAATGAGGGAACCGCTAAATTTATTGAGATTGAACACGAGCAAAATCCTGTTTTTAGTAAAGCAATGAAAAACACTTTAGATACCATGTTTCTTAAAATGTTGTTAAACCCTCAGTATGCAAAAATTACTGATGATTCTAAACGGGAAAAGTATATTGATGAAAATTATAGTGTTGTGTCATATAATCACGATCTTCAAGAGCTTAGAGGAAAGCTTAAAGAAGGTGGATCTTTAGAAACAAATTTTGTATCAAACCTTAATGAAGATCAGAAAAAACTTTTAAGAAAGTTGACAAGTAGTAGAATGGCCGGAAGACCTGATGCCGACCCTGAAGCTTTAACTGATGAAGAAGCTAAAGTTTTTTATGCGGGTATGGCTCAAGATGCGTGGGCGGGAACGTCTCAACAATTTGATTTACAACTTGCTGCCGCTCTTGAATCAGGAATGTCTGATGAGGATATTATTCAATCTGTTTTCTGGCAAGATTTTAGTAAAGCTGAAGTGTACGTAGCAACAGGCGACGGTAAAAATCCAGATGCACAAACAAATCTTTCAAATAAAGAAATAGGTCAACTTGTTTTAGATGCTGTAAGATCAGATAAAATGGTTGTAGTTCAGGGCGAAGAGGAAGGTAAGATTAAATCCGTAGTCATTGATCCTAATTCTATACCAAAGGCAGGATCAGCCCTATTACCACAAATTTCTTTTTATGATGAAAACGATAAGTTACTTATAGATACTCAACTTTTTGGTCAAGGAGTAAACACTTTTACGTTTGATAAAGACACTCTTGCCATTCATCAAGGTTTTTTGAAAGCCAGAAGAGAACAAACTATAAAAAATCTTAAAGAGGCTGGAATTACTCATGTGACTTTATACAGGGGAATGGGCGACTCTGCAGGCGTGTTTGAAGACGGATACGACAAGGGAGAGCTTGCTCCGTTGTCTTCTTGGAGTTATCGTTTAGGAACAGCGACTCAGTTTTCTAGTGGAGAACCAAATAAAACTGCCGTTATTTTAGAAGCAGCAATTCCGATTGAAGCTATAGCTGGTACATCATTTGATGGTTTTGGTTGCTGGACAGAAGAAGAAGTTATTGTTGCTGCTGGTAAGCTTGATCCTGAACTGGTAGGAATTAAGAGTTTTAGTTTGACTGCAGAAGGAGCTTGGAAGGATGGTGATGATATTGATTTACGTGGTCAAAATCACTCTAAGAATCTTGCTCTTGTTGAAATTGTAGGAAGGTTATTTAGAGAAGCCGTGTCTGATCCAGACTATCTTAGTTCTGAATATGAAATAACACAATTGGCTAATAGTGTTGCGGCGAAATATGGTTTACAAGGTGATGCAAATGAAATTTTAAGATATTCACCTGAACTTAGAGAAAAAGTAAGGAAAATATTATCTAATATTAGCGAAGGGTTTGTTGAAGATAGTCTTGATATAGCAGGGCTACAAACCTCACCTCAAGGTTTTGATACATCAGAAAGTTGACAAAAGTACCATAATTTTGTAGAATAAACAAAGGAAAGTCATGGCAAAAGAAGAAAATAAAAAAACTCCAGTAGAGGAAAGGCTAGCGAACGATGATTGGCCTAAACGCACACCTGATACGTATTCTGCTTTAGGTTTACCTAATCCCATGAATATGACCAAGGAAGATTTGGAAGATGGCAGAGAATAAAAAATTAAATAAAATTTATGATGAGTTAAAAATTGATACAGAAAATCCAGAGTTTAACGATTTTATAAACAGTTTAGTATCTGACGCTCTTGAATTTGGCGATCAGCCACGTGATATAGTTCTTAGGCGTGACCCTGAAACAGGAGAATACTATGACCCTGTGACTGATAGTAGGCTACCGGATGACCTTTTTGTAAAAGCTGAAGGTGACGACGGTGTTGATGACGAGTTTGATGATGAAGAAGACTTTGAGCTGGAGTTTGAAGATGACGACTGATTTGGTAGCTGACTACAGAAAGTATATTATTGAATTCCCTTCAAAAACAAATAACTTAGTTAGTTACAAAACCATTACAGAATTAATGGAAATATTCAGAGTCTCTAGAACAGACGACTTCAACGAATACGAAACAAGTGACGTTGATGGCCAAGTAGAAGACTTAAAACGTGTATATGCAATGTTGCGTGATGCTGAGAACAGAAAAAACACTGATTTCATTGAAGAAATAATTGCTATGACTAAGCCTGAAGATAGTTCCGAAAATTAAAATAAATGCTATACTAAAAGTAAGACGTTAGGAAGTTCCATCAGGGTTAGTTCGCTGTATGGTAATATAACGTTAGTACAAACGCTTTGACTTTTAAAGACAGGGCACAAGTTCAATACCGTATTGAAAACTAGTAAAAATGGAGGCTAGAAATGCCGGGAATTAATGTCACCACTGCGGTGCGCACAGGGCCTGTGGGCATTGGAGATATTATAGCAGGGCAATGGTTTGCTGTTGGTGAGACAGAACGTGGAGACCTAGCTGCCCCTACTCTGTGTCGGAGCTTTAGTGATTATGTAAAATTTTATGGAGATTACCAAGCTGGTAATCTTTATCAGTATGTTAAGACATATTTTGATGAGGGCGGTACACGTTGCTATGTTCAGCGTGTTCTTGGTGCATCTAGCGCCACTGCTACAAAAACTCTTGATGACGCTTCAGGTAATGACACAATCACATTCACTGCTAAGAATGCAGGACAATGGGGCAACAAACTTGCTGTTCAAGTTATTGCCGCTGACGTAGCTGGATTTAGAGTAAAAATTTATTTAAATGATGTTGAAATATACCTGACCCGTGACCTTGTTGATGTCACGGATGCTATAAATGTTATAAACTCAGCACCTGCTGTTTCACACTTAATCGTTGCGTCTGATGACACAACTTCAGCTGCAAACCCTGCTGTGGTTTCTAAAACTGCTTTAGCGGCTGGTGCAAATGGAACTAACCCAGCAACTGATGCTGAAGCTGTTACTGCTTTAGGTTTGCTTGCAGGACAGTACAAATCAGGAGCGATTTCGCTACCTGGCCGAACTGGAACAACAGTTTGGGACGGCTTGGTTGCTCACGCTCAAGCGTATAGCAGAATTGCTATATGTGCTTTCGGTACTTCAACTACTGCAGCTCAAGCTAAAACTGCAGCTTCTGCGTATTACTCAAATGCTGGCGCAAGCTATATGGGATTCTATTTCCCACATGTTAAAGTTCCAGCACCTTCAAGTTCTGAATTAGCTTCATTAAATGAAGCTGGTTCTGCTGTAGAGCCAACCCCACAAGCTTCAACAGTCACTGTTGACCCATCAGCTTATGTTGCTGCGGCAAGAACTCGTGCTATTGAAGCTGCTGGCGGCCCATGGCGTGCAGGCGCTGGCGCAATTTCTTCAGCAACGACCATCACTGATATGGCTACAGCTGTTACACCTGCTGATGGCGATCTGCTTGATGAAGCAAGAATTAATGCGCTAAGGAAAATAGGAAACCAGATTAGAGTTTACGGTGCACGTTCAGCTTCTAATGATGAAGCTAACTGGCGATTCATAACTCTACGAGATAGTGTCAATTACATTGTTTACGGTTGTGAAGACCGCATGGAACAATTTGTGTTTAACACAATTGATGGACGTGGAAACCTATTTGGAAGAATTCGTGCATCTTTGAAAGCTTTTCTAGACCCCATGCGAATCGCAGGTGGTCTTTATGAAGCATATGATGACGACGGTAATCTTATTGATCCTGGCTACTCTGTAGTTGTCAATTCTACAAATAATCCAAACAGTCAGCTAGCTACTGGACTTGTAAAAGCTTCGGTTGGTGTGCGTGTTTCTGGAGTTGCAGACTTGATTGAGGTTGAGGTTACAAAGAGTAACTTAACAGCACCCATCTTATAATTAGGAGAAACATAAAATGAAAACTACCCAAAGACAAATTGTGGCAGCAATTGAGCCATCAGATCTTCCTGGAGCTGGTGCTGGGCATGTTCAGGGCCCACCAGTGGAGACGTCTTCTTCCACAAACTATTTTGCTACTGTTAGTGGTGGGGAAATAAGCGCTGCTGTAGAAAAAATTTATGACGGCAATAACGCTTTTCCTGATGTTCTATGCGCCCCTTCAGAAATTGGTGATATAACTGTAAGTAAGTTTTTTGATGAGCAACACGACACGAGTTTTCTATCTAAACTACGTCAACTCGTAGGTCGTGTATATTACGACGTGACCATATTTACACTAGATTGTGATCTAATGGTTTCTGGTTCAGAGCGTGTTTACCCACGCTGCTTGCTTGTCGGACTTTCAGATATTGACGGTGACGCATCTTCTGGTGCTCCATCGTCCTTCTCACTTACATTTGCGGTATCGCATATAACACCAACTGAAGGCACCGTAGTAGCTTAATACATCAAAGGAAGAAAGATGGCAATACCAACCACAAGTAAAAATGTTCGTCTTGACGAACTTCATCCACGATTCAAAGATAGATTAGAAGCCTTTTTCAATGATCCCGAGATCAAGGGTAAGGTATCCGTTGTTTCTGGTGTTCGCACATATTGGCAGCAAAAGTACCTGTATGACGGGTACATCAAGAAGAAATCTGGTTTCAATCTGGCCGCAAATCCAGATAGGAAAAAAGCTAACGGTTTCCAAGGTAGCTATCACATGGCTCAACCGTCATTCGGTTCTTACGGTTATGCAGTTGATTTTCGCATAATTAAGTGGGGCGGCGGCATGAGTACAGATAAAGTTAATGCTGTAGCTAAAAAATATGGTATTCAAAAAACAGTACCTTCGGAATGGTGGCATCACCAGCCTGGTTATGTTTCTGGCGGAAAGTTTGTTTGGTTTGATGCTCCTGCACTATCTGGAGAAAAGAAAATCACTAAAGCTGTTGCTGAGCCTGAGAGTGCTGTATCCAAGTACATCAAAGACTGTTCTAAAGTCGTACTTCGTAAAGGCGCTAAAGGTAAAGTTGTAGAATTGTTACAAAAATTATTAGTTGCTCAAGGATACAAGCTTACATGGCACAAGACTCGTTCAGGTATTGATGGAGATTTCGGTAGAATGACTGACCGAGCTGTTAAACGATTCCAAAAAGATGAAGGTCTTGTAGCTGATGGTATCGTTGGTAAGAACACTTGGGCCGCTTTAACAGACTAATTATCGTCCACTGGTTGACACGCCTATTTGTATTTGATAGCATATAGTTATGGATACACGAACTAATTCAAACGACGAAGTCATTAACGTAGCTGCTGCTACTGCAGCTGGTGAAGAAAAGAAAGCTGGTCAAAAGCTTACTATTCTTGAACAGTTAAAAGAAGAAATCTCAAAAGAGGTTACAAGACCTGATATTGAGATGGAAGTACCAGAGCGTAGAGGCGTTACTGTTCGTTTTTCACCAAATATAACTAATGAGCAACTTAAAGCTTGGCGTAGAAACTCTACTAATAAGAAAACTGATGAGCTTGATTCAATTAAGTTTTCTTGTTATGTTGTGGGTAATACTGTTGTCGGAATCTATTTCAATGATGAATTGGTTGAAGATTCAAAAGGCAACGCTATAAACTTTGCTGCCCCAGAGATGTTGGAGATGACAAACACAACTCGCCCACTTCCTGACGCTATCCGTGCTTTTTATGCGACTGATCCTCACTTAGAGTCTGTAGCTATCAAGATTCTTGATTATGCCGGATATGGTGATGAGGTTGATGCTGAAGACCCTACCAAGGGCTAACTGAGCACTTATCTCACGATCATAGGATAAGGTCAGCAGCCCGACTTGCAGAAGCTTTCCATACAGACCCAATAGATATATTGAATTCTGACTTTGACGAATGGTTGATTCGTGTTGCCTGCGCTCAGGCCTTGTCACGTGACCATGAGGAGTTGGAGCGAAAAAGAAAAGCCCAGAGGGGTGGATATTAAATAGATTACCTCATATTGCGGTAGAATACTAGTGTAACTAACTAAGAATTTTACTTACCCAGTGGAGAACCCATGGCTGATGTCCAAAGTACCGTAGTAATAAAGGTAAAGATTGACACTGATCAGCTTGATGCCGAACTTGCTGGGATGAGTAAAAAGTTTGATAGATTCGGTGACCGTGATAATAAGATAGCTGGTGGTGCCCGCTCTTTAGATAACAAGTTGAAGCGTGTTAGCCGTTCTATGGGTGGTGTATCTAGAGGTCTTAAGCAAATGACGGCTGGTTTTGGTAAGCTTGTCCTTATGATGGGTAAGATTAACTTTCTTGCCATGGCTGCTGAGCTTGGTGTGTTTACTGCTGGTCTTTTGGCTATTAAGTTAGCTTTGATAACTGGGCGAGCGGCGGTGAGTCTGTACAACATTGCGCTGAAAGGTTTGTCGGTTGCGGCGGCCTCTGTTGCTACTGGTTTGTCGGTTGCTGCTGCCGCTATGCGTGAGTTCCAAGAAGCACAGATGGTTCCATTTTTAGGTGGAGGATTTACTGGCGGAATGAAGGCTAGAAGAATTAGCCGTGGTATGGGTGCTAGGAATATGGGCTTGCTTGGTGGGCAGGGCGCTATGCAGGTAGCTTCTGCTCAGGCTAGAGGAGGCTTTTCGGGTCAGAACAGTGCTTCTTTAGTAGCTGCTTTGATAAATGCTGCTGGTGGTGCAGATCCTGCGGCGATTAGTTCTGTTCTTAAGAATACTACTGTTGCGGGTGCTGTTGGCGCTGCTCAAAATTTGGCTGGTATTAGAAAAGGCGCACTTGACGGCATTAGTTCGTTTGGTGGCTTAGGGGCTGCTCTTACTGGCGGTGGCGCACTTAAACAAGGTTTCGGTGGAACTGGCGAGACTTTGGCTAACACGTTTTTGGGAACTGTAAAAACTGGTTTTGCTGACATGAAAGGACTTTTTGCTGATATTGGTATGCCAATGCTTGAGCCAATGAGACAAGCATTTTTACAAATTTCTAACAGTTTGCGTGAAAACTTCTTAGCTTTACAGCAGATCGTTCAACGATTCGGTGCGGATTCAATGGCTCCCACGATGGTTACAATTTTTGATAGAATCATGCGCTTTATAACTGAGAACGTTATAGATCATTTAGGGAAGATTAAGGAGATGGGCGATAACTTTGTTGGCTTCTTTAAGGCTATGGCTAATTTCTTTAGGGGTATGGGTAGTTTCCTTGGCCAGTTTGAGCCTGCTGCTAATGTGATTATTGACATGTTTAAAGCTGGTTCTAAGGCTAATACGTCTAGCCTGTTTAAAGATTTTAGTGATCTTGTTGTTAAACACAGAGAAGGCTTGATGGCGTTTGGTACAGCTGTAGGTAATTTGTTTGGCGGAATTTTTGATATGTTCTCTGGCGGTAATCGTGGCTTCTTTGAAGACGGTTTACCTATGCTGGTTGATACTATGAATGCTTTGACAGAAAAGCTGTTTCCTGCTTTTCAGAATTTGTGGGAAAAGATAGGTCCGACTTTTGATTTGCTTCCGGCTGTTATAGCTGGTTTGGCTACTGCGATTAATGCTTTGGCGCCTTTTATTGGCATGTTTGCTAGAGCGATTAATGCTTTGATGGGTGCGATGCCTACTTTAGTTGGTTTGATAGCTTTATCAACTATGGGCCCTGGTGCGAATATGATGGGTGGCGCTGCTAAAATGCTGGGTATTAACAAGGCATCAGTAAAAGGAGTCATGAGTGCTTTAGGGTCAAAGAAGATTTTTGCAGCTAAAGGGGCTCCGGTAGCAATCGGTAGAGGTATTGGTATTGGTGGCAACTTTGCAACGGGAGCTTCTATGCCAGTAGCTTTAGGTACGTATGGTCAACTTGCGACTGGTTTGGGTGGCTTGGCTGCGATGGGTGGCGGTGCTTACATGGCAGCCACAGGCGGCGTGGAGGCATTCAAAACTGGTAGATTTACTGGTAAAATGGCTATGGGTGCTGGTTTGGGTCTGGCGGGTGCTAGCATGGCAGGGTTGGCTGTAACTGGTCCTGTTGGAGCTGCAATTATAGCGACTGCTCTTTTAACGGAAGGTTTATTGGCTTACTTCGGTAATAAAAAGTTTAAAAAAGATTCTAAAAACGCTATGAAAGAAGCACTTGAAGAAGGGCGTAAAAGTAGAGCAGCTAAAATAGCGACAGGAGAATTTGGTCAAGAAGATTTTGATGCTTTGACTAAAGAGAAACAACTTCTAGAAAGAGCTATGGACGCCGCTGTAAATGATAAGGGCGAGTTCAAAATGGAGGGGGATACTAGAGAGTTTAAAGAGTATTTGCGCTTCAAAGATATAGACCCGAACGATATTCACAGGGACGCAGCTTTTGAGGAAGCTGTAGGTTCAAATGAGTTGACTAGGTTGATAGCTGAAATTGGCGCTGCTGAAAGAAGGCGTGCTAATAACTTAGCGTCTGTTACTAGTCAAACTAACGCTTCTTTAGAAAAGCTTGGTGCATCTTTGCGATTGACAAGTGAAGATGTTGAAAGACTTGCTCAGGACCTTTATGGTATTGACTTGCACAAAGGTGTGAGTCCTTTGGCTGGAATGATGATAGCTGCTTCGCAAACTATATTTAGCAGAAACAGGGGATTCGCTCCTGACTTCTCTACGTCTAAGATGGGTATTAATGAAAGCATGGTTTCTGCTGATAAGGCTTTACTTGCTTTGAGAGATGACTTTAACGTAGATAATCTTACTGCGTTTTCTACGGCTTTCTCATCTTATGAAGTTTCTAGAGGTATGAGCTCAGATATTGCTGGCTTGTCGTCTATAATGGAAATAGAGCAGCAGGCAGAAAGAGGCGTCTTTGGAACTAATAAGGCTGCTGCTTTGGAAGCTGCTGGAGTGGCTAAGGCACAAATATTTGCTGAAATGGGCTCTTCATATAATATACCTTCAACTAAGTTGCGGGAAATATATGAGTCTGGTGGTATGTCAGGCTTAGAGCAATTCCTTGGTGATCAGCAACTCATGCGTAGAGGTATTGCTGGTCTTAAAGGTGACATGTCCCATAAAGATAGGCTTGATGTATTTTCTAGGATGGGTGTTGATCTTGAAAGTCAGGCTGGATTTAAGGATTCTATAGGTGGTGCAATAACTGCAGAGCAATATAATAAGCTGTTTGGTATAGGTCTTGGTGACGATGAGTTTGGTGGAGCAGGACAAGATTATTTTGACTCGCTTGATAAGGGCTTGGTATACGAGCAAGTTGCAGCTAAAGCTGCAGGTGGAGATAGTGCGGCTGAAGAGATCATGCGTGAGTCAATGAATAATTGGATGACTGATACTGGGGATTTAGATGCGAATAGAAATAGGTTGCTTGAAACGATTAACGATGCTGTGAATAAGCCTTTAATTTCAGTTAACGGAATGGAGACTGGTCAAGGTTCGTTTACTATTGAGATTGGTCCTAATACAGGGATAAATCCTGCTGGACCTCCTACAATTCCTGTGGACTTATAATGGCTAGAGTACATACTACTTTCATAACATCAAACAACGTGACAATAAACTCACCTTTTCGTTCTGTCACCCCCAAAAGGGCGGTACTAAAACGGCATGCAAACGACTCGTCAAATATAGAAGAGTTTGACGCAACAGGATCTATATCAGAAACTCTTGAGTTTCCGTTTGGACCTAAAGATTTAAAGTTTGATGGTATGGCTGCAAACATGGTTCAGATAGCTAGGCCTGGAAAACGACCTCTCTTAGAGAAAGAGAACAACAAGCTACGCCAAGTAACCTTTAATGCGGTTATTGCTATAAAGGAAACGGGTGGAACAACATCTGTTATACCAATGTTGGAAACGTTGGAAATGTTAGCTGGTTCTGGCGCTGTTTGTTCTTTTACGTATGGTACTACTAAGCTAGGGTTTTCTGTTTGTTTGACAGCTTTTTCTCATACTGTTAAGTACAGGAACTCTGAAGGTGAGCCTGTTAGGGTTGATGCGAGCATAACTTTAACTGAAAAGCCAGTGTTTACTCAGGAGCTTGTACAGTTGGATGTTATTCCTTTTACGCCTCCTAAAGTTAAGTTACCGCCCCCTCCAGAAGAGCCACCTGACGATCCTGAAGATCCGCTTGTTGGCACTAATGCGGGTGTATGGGCTTCACAGCAAGAACTTAGAGATCGTGCTAATATTGAAATTTCGGCTTATACTGAA